ATTAGTGCTCTTGAGTGCGGAACACCAACAACACCGCCTTGTGACGTTGAAAGATCAACAGGTAGCGAAAGTTATTCAGGTGAAAAAGATGGGGTAAAAGGTACGTTTACAAAAACTAATTTTCAAACAGATTTTATAGTTAAAGATGGTAAACCTGGTGGCGTAACACCTGGCACACCTGGTACGCCTGATACACCTGGTGGTGGAAAACCACCTAAAGCAGGACCTCAAAAACCATTTAAAAATCCTTTATTACCTAATCAAACTTACAAACAATTTCAAGAGGCAGATTATGGAACTCCTGGAAAAACAGCTGAAAAATACAAACCAGTTCCAACAGAGTACGGAAACAGTCAAAGACAATCTTTATCTTTTGTACCAGATAAAATACCACCTCCACCATCAACACCATCAACACCTCCACCAACACTTACTCCAACACCAAAAAAAGAGAAACAATTACCAAACTTTTCTCAACCAGGCAAAGGTAGTAAAAGAGGAAAAATAGGCAAAATAGAATTACCTAGTATAAATTTAAAATCCGGAAGATCTAAAAAATCTGGTAACTCTTGCGGTTGCGCAGTTAATAATTAAATTTTGAAAAAAATAATTCAATGGCTTACAGGTGGCGTTATCAAAGAAGTTGGTGATGTTATCGATAAGCTTACTACTACGGAAGAAGAAAAACTGCTGATTAAAAAGCAAATCCAAGAAATAATGGATAAGGCTAATGCTGAAGCGGAGGGTCAAATAACGAGGCGATGGGAAAGTGATATGAAATCAGATTCATGGCTTTCTAAAAACACTAGACCTATGGCTTTAATATTTTTATCTTTTATGGCTATAGCCTTTATATGGGTTGATAGTCATCACGAAATATCTTTTACAGTAGAGCAAGAGTGGATTGGGTTATTAAAGCAGTTGCTTACGACTGTTTATATAGCTTATTTTGGTTCACGTGGAGTGGAAAAATTCAAAAGTATAAGTAATAATAATAATAAGTAATAACAATTAAATTAAATTAAATTATGAGTAAAGTAAAGAAAATCAAAGACGAAGAGTTAAAGAAAATTGTAGAGATCACTAAACAGCAAAATGAAATGCTGAGAACAATTGGTGTTTTAGAAGCACAAAAACAAGGTGTTTTAGTTCAATTAGCAGATAACAATAAATCTTTAGAGGCTGTTAAAAAGGACTTAGAAGATGAATATGGTCAAGTCAACGTAAATTTAGAAGACGGTAGTTATACTGAAATCGAAAAAGAAGATGACAAATAATATTAGAAAGATCAGCATCGGATCTGACTATAAAAATGATGCTATGCATTATTCAGTAGGGCAACAAGTATATGGTGGACATGAAATATCACATATATTGCTAGATGATTCTGATAAATCTTATAATATACATATTAAAAAAAACAACGACATATTGCCATGGAAAAAATTTAATTCTAACATGGCAATATCAGTTGAATACGATTTAGAGTATTAATGAAAAGTCTATATGACTTCATAGTTAAACCTTTTGGAAATGAATATGATAATGAGGTTGCTGTTGGAGATAAAAAAATAATACTTAACACTAAGATAGAAAGTTTTAAGTTTGTGAACAATATAGCTAAGGTTATTGAAGTTCCAACCGCTTATAAAACTCCTATAAAAAAAGGTGACTTAATAGTAATTCATCATAATGTTTTTCGTACGTTTTACGATATGAAAGGTGTTAAAAAGAAAAGTAGATCTTGTTTTATAGATGGTATGTATTTTTGTGCTTTAGATCAAGTGTATCTTTATAAAAAAGATAACAAATGGAACTCTATAAACAATAGATGTTTTATAAAACCGTTAAAGATAAAAGACGGGCTAGAAGTTGCTAAAGAGCAAAAGCTTATTGGTATATTAAAAATAGGTAATAGTTCATTAGAAGCGCTAGGAATAAACGAGGGCGACACTTTAGGTTATACACCTTACGGTGAGTATGATTTTATTGTAGATGATGAGCGCTTATATTGTATGAAATCAAATGATATTGTTATAAAGTATGAAAACGAAGGAAACGAAGTTGAATATAATCCAAGCTGGGCAAGTTGCAGTTGAGGAATTAATTAAGGTTGCAAAAGAACCTATAGTAGATTCAGATGATGATATATCAGCTGACAGACTTAAAAATGCAGCAGCTACAAAAAAACTAGCTATATTCGATGCTTTTGAAATATTAAACAGAATACAAGAAGAAGAAGATTTATTAAATGAAAAACCAAAAGAAGTTAAAGAAGAAAAAGCTTTTAAGGGTTTTGCTGAAGGTAGATCAAAATAATGTACGATCAATCACTGTATAAAGTTTTAAAAAACTATATAGATTCTAAGACGTTAAATCACAAGAATAAATATAAGAAATGGGATTACGGTTATAACGAAGAATATGATATAGTAGTTATAAGTAAAACAGGGGAAATAGGTGAAATATACGAGATACAAAATCTTAAAATAGCTTTACCTAAGAAAAAAGAAGTTACTAAGTTTGATTCAAGAACATTTGAAAGAATTCAACTTCCAAAAGCTTTAAGTAAAATAAAGACAATATTTGATTGGGAAGAATATCCAGTTGATTTTAAAGAAGAGTGGTATGAGTACATTGATAAAGAGTTTGGTTATAGAGAAGAAGGTTTTTGGTTTTATAACAAAAATGTTTCTACCTATATTACTGGTACTCATTACATGTACCTGCAGTGGTCCAAGATTGATGTTGGGAAACCAGATTTTAGAGAAGCAAATAGATTATTCTACATCTTCTGGGAAGCATGTAAAGCTGATGCCAGGTCTTATGGTATGTGCTACCTCAAGAACAGACGTTCTGGATTTTCATTCATGGCCTCTGGAGAATGTGTCAACATGGCGACAATATCAACGGATTCACGGTTTGGGATTTTGTCCAAATCTGGCCCCGATGCAAAAAAAATGTTCACCGACAAGGTTGTACCTATATCCGTTAATTACCCGTTCTTTTTCAAACCAATCCAAGATGGTATGGATAGGCCAAAAACAGAACTTGCGTACAGAGTACCTGCTTCTAAATTCACTCGTAGAAAGCTTGACTCCAATGAAACACTTAAAGAAATTACCGGTCTTGACACCACAATTGATTGGAAAAACACAGGAGACAACAGTTATGATGGTGAAAAACTTAAGTTACTAGTACATGATGAAAGTGGTAAATGGGAGAGACCAAATAATATTCTTAATAATTGGCGTGTTACAAAAACAACACTTAGACTAGGTAGTAAAGTTATTGGTAAGTGTATGATGGGAAGTACATCAAACGCTTTAGATAAAGGAGGAGATAATTTTAAAAAATTATATAATAGTTCAGATGTTACAAAAAGAAACGCCAATGGACAGACTAGCTCGGGACTATATAGTTTGTTCATACCTATGGAATGGAACTACGAAGGATACATTGATGCTTATGGCGTACCTGTATTCAACACGCCAAAAGAACCAGCTGAAGACCCTCATGGCACGAAAATAAAAATAGGTGTAATAGAATATTGGCAAAATGAAGTAAATGGTTTAAAAGAAGATCAAGACGGTTTAAATGAATTTTATCGTCAATTTCCAAGAACTGAAGAACACGCTTTCAGAGATGAAGCTAAATCTTCTTTGTTTAACCTAACTAAGATATACCAGCAAATAGACTGGAATGCTGATTTAAAAAACAGCGGTATTATAACTCAAGGTGGATTTCAATGGGTTAATGGTGTTAAAGATACAAAAGTTATTTTTATGCCAAGTAAACAAGGTAGGTTTTTTGTATCTTGGATACCACCTGTAGAAATGCAAAATAATGTAACTATTAAGAACGGATTAAAATGGCCTGGTAACGAACATACTGGCGCTTTTGGATGTGATAGTTATGACATATCAGGAACTGTAGATAGAAGAGGTTCTAACGGTGCTTTAACGGGTTTAACTAAGTTTAGCATGGATAACGTACCGCCAAATCACTTTTTCTTAGAATACATCGCTCGCCCACAAACAGCTGAAATATTTTTTGAAGATGTTTTAATGGCTTGTGTGTTTTATGGTATGCCAATATTAGCAGAAAATAATAAACCAAGATTACTATATTATTTTAAACGTAGAGGTTATAGAGGTTATTCTATAAATAGACCTGATAAAAAATATAATAAATTATCTACAACAGAAAGAGAAATAGGTGGAATACCTAACTCTAGTGAAGATATAAAACAAGCACACGCTGCGGCTATAGAATCTTATATAGAAGAATACGTTGGTTTAAAAGAAGATGGAAATTATGGCGACGTATATTTTCAAAGAACTTTAGAAGATTGGGCTAAGTTTAATATAAATAATAGAACATCACACGATGCATCGATTAGTTCTGGTTTAGCTATAATGGCTTGTAATAAAAACAAGTATAGGCCAAACCCTATAATTCAAAAGAAAGTCTATGATTTAGGTTTTAAAAAATATAACAACAAAGGTACATTGTCAAAAATAATTGAATAAATGAAAATATATACTAATTCAAATAGCGCTTTTCCAAGTCAGGTAGTACCGGACGCAGAAAAAGCTTCATGGGAGTATGGATCTCAAGTAGCATCCGCTATTGAAACTGAATGGTTCGATCAAGGTAGAACTAACGGTAATAGATACTTGACTAGTTGGAATAATTTTCACAACTTAAGATTATACGCAAGAGGAGAACAGTCTGTTCAGAAATACAAAGATGAATTATCTATTAATGGTGATTTATCTTATTTAAATTTAGACTGGAAACCTGTACCTGTTATATCTAAGTTTGTTAATATAGTTGTAAACGGTATATCACAAAAAGAGTTTGATATTAAGGCTTACTCTCAAGATCCAGAATCTGTAAAGAAAAG